TATTGCCTTTCCAAAAATTTTACCACCATCCGGCATCTCATATCTTGTAGAAACCTTTTTAAAAATCCCCGCTTCTTCTGCTAATTCAAGTAATCCATAATATCTATTCAAACCTTGATCATACCTCAAGAGAACATCTACTTTTTTATTTTCTTTCGTTAATCTAGATTTAAAATTCTTACAATGTATTACATTACCAACAACATCTGTGCCCTCTTTTTCTTTTCTCTTGGAAAGGAAAATAATTGTAGATGCTGCATACTGTAGTCCACTACCACCACCCATCACATCTTGTGGAAACATAGTTCCAACTTGTTTGTATGTATGATTGGTTACTAATAATGGAATTCCTGCTTTACCTAATTTCAATGTCAAGACCCTGAAACACCCTTTAACAAGTTGTGCCCGTGTCATATCTTTAGTCTCCTTACCTTCTGTAATATCACCAACTTCTTTTGTTGTTGATAACATTCCAAGTGAATCGAGACACATCATTATCGGTTTATCTTCTGTATGATTTTCTACTATTTTAACTGCTTGGTGAGTAAATTCTTGTATAGTAGTTACGGGGAGAATTATCATTCGTTTTGAATCGATTCCCCTACTCTCAATCATGTCTTTAGTGAGTGCAGACTCAGACTCAAAATACAAAACGCCGCCGCTAGGATTATCTGAAAGAAACTGTTTGACCATACCAAGAGCGAAAAATGTTTTACCCGTTGCAGTTTCTCCTGCCAGAGCTGTAATTTTGTTTGATGGGATTCCTCCATAAATGTCTCCTGAAACTAATGCATTTAAAATATAACTTCCTGTATCTACATGACCAGTAACATCACCAGCTTCAACTCCATCTGAAACTTTTGTTGCGAATTCATTACCTGTCACTTTTACTAAATTATCTAAATAATCACTCATTATTTTTCCTTAATCTAAGTTCTTTTTTAATTCTTTGTATTTCTTGATTCAGCTCTACACGTTCAGAATATGTGTCAGTAAAATGTTCTTTTTGAAATTTTAATTGAACTACCAAACGTTCTAGTTCTTCTGTAATCCAACTTCCATAATCAATGTTTGTAATCATCTTTTATTTCAATAATATGATTTCCTTGTTCTTGCATACTATTAGCAAAGTTTCTTGCTTCTTCATAAGTTTGAAATGTCATAAAACTAATTGATTCTGGATCGATATCTATTGAATAATTTAATTGTTTTGACATTTGTGCGTGAGATCCTGCACGTTCTTTGGCTAACTGTTTTGAGGTTTTCCTCGCATATCTCACCATAATACTTCCTGCCATGTATACCCCCCTATTATACACTATATAAAAAAATTGTCAAGACTTGACTTTCTCTCTGTTTCCCACCCAATTACATCTAATACACCTTTTAATGGTTCAATAAAAGCTTTCTCAAATTGGGTATCATAATCTATATATTTTTCTAATTCAAACTCTTTTGGTAAACTATTTAATACAGAAATTACTTTATCTCCTGCTGGGTTTGGATCTTTGAGATAAGTAAACTTAACCTTTTCCCCCTCTTGTATAACGGGATATCTTCTGGTTAGTTTTTTAGTTCTTAACATGTGATTATAAATTAAACTTCCCTTAACATGAATTGGAGTTGATTTTTTATAAATTGTCGCAGGATCTTTATATTTTTTTAATCCATTAACTGATCTCGGAAATGCTACAGCTTCCATATTCAAACCGAAAAACTTCTCTTTAAACTTTTCAATATAACCAATCACATCATCTTCTGTACCCGAAATAATAATATTGAAAATCTCTCTAAGTGATTGTCTACATGCTTCTGGTGTTGAACTTTTAATTGCTTCAATACCTACAATCTTTAGTTTTGGTTCTTCATATCGAACACCCTCAGAATCGTGAACGTTCAGAATATAATGTTTCTTTGCTGTCCAAATTCCTGTATCAGCAATGACCTCACGTTTCATAACCATCTTTTGTTGATAGGCGTTCATGTATTCTGCTAATTCAGTATAACATTTCTCAATTACTTCTTCGATTCTTCCACAGGCCTTGTCCAAAAATCCAATGATTTTTTCCTTATCGGTAATACCAATTCTAGAAACAAGACTATCAAGACGAACATATAGAGAATCAGTATCCATAGCAACAATATAGTCCACATCTTCTGTACCTAATGTTTTGTTTAAATAACTGTTTACTGCATTCTCAGCCCATTGAATTGATAACTGACCTGCTGCAGTAACTGCTTCTGCATTACGTTCATCATAATAACGAAACCATTGATTACCCATTGCTCCATAGGCAGAATTTAATGCAATCTTTAAATTTTGTTGATAATTATAATATTGTGACAATTTATTTGGATCAGAGTTTCTTCCCTTTTTCTGTTCATCAATCATTTTCTTTTTATACTTCACCCTATCATTGTACATACTTTCCATTAATTGGGGAAGAAACCCTTGCTTATCTCTACGATAAACAGATCCATTCGGTGTAACTGTTATATTCTTTTCTTTCCAAATTGAGGTATTAAATTCTTTATCTATTAAACCCTCTACTCCTATTTCATCTTTCCATTGTCCTAAGATAGTTTCAGGAGAAATATTATATTGCATAATCAAATGTGGATATAGACTGTTTAAATCAAAACTTACAATCCATTCATGTCTTCCACATTGTGGTGCTTTAACATAAGCACCCTCATACATATCACCTTTACTATTTTTTTTCTTTTGTGGAATTACAACTTTTTCTCTCAAGAGATGATTGTAAATAATACAGTCCCACATTCTTGTCTGAGCAAATACATCGGTATAATTACACTTTGACAAATAAGCTAGAGAAATAATCAATTCCAAAAGTTTTAATTTATCTTCAAGGCGACTAACCAATAATGTATCTTGAATATTATATTCAATAAACTTTTGAAAATCTTTCTTGTACAATTCATGGAGTGTTGCTACTTCAGAAAAGTCAAGTTTGGTTTGACCCAATTCTACATAAGCAATGTGATCTAATCTATATGACTCTTGATTAGTATAAGTAAACTTCTTGTAGGCATCCAAGTAATCAATTTCAGACACACCATAGATTTCATAAGTCTGAACTTCACGACCACCCATACCAAAGATTTTTTGTTCTTTAACAAATCCCCACGGCGAAAGTTTCTTAACCCATGTATCACTTAAAACATTACGAATTCTATTAACTAGATAAGGTGTGTCAAATGTTTTAGTATTCCAACCAGAAATTACATGAGGACAATTCTGTTGCCAGTACATAACAAACTGTTCTAGTAATTGTCTTTCATCTCCACATTTATTATATGTAATATTCTCTTGACCATTCTTGAATTCATTACACCCCCAAACTTGGATATCATCACCCATCTTTGTAGTAATAGCAACAACTTCTTCTGATGCGTTTTCAGGATCAGGAAATCCTTGTTCAGAAGCAACCTCAATATCAAGAAACATCATTCTAAGATGTTCTAAATTGTAATCAATATTTTCTGAATATGTTTCAGCAATAAAAGAATAATTATAATTTGTGTGGCCGTAGATTTTCATGTTATCTACGCCTTCATATTTCTTTACTGATTCACGGGTTTCTTTGATAGATCCCCATTGAACAGGGGCTACTGGCTCATCTTCAAGAGTGCGCCATTTAGTTTCAGTTGTGGTAGGAATGTATAAGGTAGGTTTGAATTCATGTCTTTCCTCAAAAGGTAATCCATTTTCTATTCCCCTTTCGAAAATATAATTACCTAGACATACTACATTAGTATAAAATTTTGACATTTAGTTTTTGGGATACCAGCTGTTTCGGGTTATTCTATCGTAATCACTATTAATTTTATCTAATTTATTATAACACACTTTTATATGTTTGTCAACCCATGAGCGACCCATAAACGCGCCCACCGTGAAAAGTATTTGAAGATAAAATTTAATGTAAAATTCGATTAAACAACAAACCCGTTTTTGTAAACTGTTTTTCCATTTTGTACTAAAGCCGTTGTTATCTTCTTTCGATTCTGGCCATTTTTTTTGTATGAACAATGTATCCATCCTGAATTTGGTTCACCTTTTTTATAAAACTCTAATATGATTTGATCCCATACTAGATTTTCTGTTATCCATTTTGCTACTGTTGGATTAGGAGTACCTAATTGCTCAAAATCTACCGCCTCACCATTCATGTGCTGAGAGGTTTTTGATCCGCCGATAGCAGTATTTAATTTCGGTCCACGATATCCAGAATTGACTGTGATTACTCCGAAATGTTCTCTGACCGGTTGTAAAATTTGTTGTGTTATTACTGTAAGATTAACTAGATGTTCCGTTGTTGGTGTATTATCAATACCTTTTCTTTCTGCGGTAGAACTCTTGATTAATTCACTAAGCCAAAAGTTTTTTGATAATTGTATATTTCCTGCCATTTCATTTCCTCACTTGTTGGTCTTTTTCGCTGGCATTGCGCGAGAACCGAACCAAAAACTAATTATTGCTGCAAATAGAGCCTCAGTTTCATCATCCCACACAATATTAATAGTTTCATTTAAATCTGCATCTATTTGTATTGCTTGCCATACAAGTACTACTTTAATACCTATAAATGTCAATACAAACACATACGTTATAAAAGGTCTTACAAATGCTCTTAATGAGTTTATAAAACCCCCTTGTTGACCTAATGCCTTATCATGTTCAAGAAGCATTTTCTGTTCATCAAAATCTTTTTTTGCTTGAAACAGTTTAATGTCTAAATCTACACCTGCTTTTTTTGCTTCTATCTGTAATTTAAATTCTTCTGCTTTTGCTTTCTTCTCTTCTTTTTCTTTAAAGAAGTCCATTATTGTAGGTACGGTAGAAGTAGCAAATCCTAATACACTTCCTAATATTGTAAGCATTACAACCTTTCAGTTTTTTCAGTCTGTTCCTAAGTTACTCTTTAGCACTTTATCATTTTCTATATAACCATCTTCTGTATGATCTATACAACAATCTCCTGCTTTACACTTGCACGGATCACAAGCACAATCTGGATTGACACAATGTTCATTTTTGCACGCCATGATTTTCTCCTAATGGGTGTTTCTAATTATTTAGTTTTTTTTTAAAATAATACTTCTAAAATTTTATCTATTCCAATATATGATGCTGTCACTACTATAACATAACTTATATATTTTTCAATCTTTATCAAGTAAACAGTTTTCAAGAAATTATAAAACCAAAATGTCATTGACATACTCATTAATGAACCTAAAATAAACATTCCTAAAAATATGACAAAACCTAAATCTGAGGTAACGTACATAGACGTTAAAATTATGAATCCGCCTGTTCCCGCAATTCCATGTAATATTCCAATTAAAAATGTTTGTAGTGTAAGTGTATGAATGTGACCAGGCGGTGAAGAACCAAGCCATTCATCAGGATGATCACCTTCTGGATGATAATGAATATGACTTATTGTAGAATTGTGTCGATGTTGATGTATATGATCTTGTCCTTCTAAAACTTTCAAAAAAAATTTGAAAGACATGAAAACTAATAAACACCCTATAATCAATTCTACAGTTGTAAATAAATTTTCATTGATTCTAAAATTAAGGAAATACATCAATGATGATAATAATAAAATAGAAAAACTATGACCTAAAGCCCAAATTAGTCCTTTTAATTTATTACTATCTTTTATCGAAAAAACTGTTGCAATATGATCTGCCTCTAATGAATGTTTAAAACCAATTAAAAAAGACATCAATGGTTGTTCAATCATATATTCCTCATTATTTTATCAATTATTTTTGAAGGTAAATTATATTGATGCCTAGTATCTCTATTTGTATAAGTTGAACTTATTGGTGGCTCAGTATTTTCAGGTAATATGTATGCGTTGTTATATACAAATGTTATTCTTATTTGATCTGAACTAAATGGATTAGTCCAATGTTGCATACTTTTATCTATTACAAGGCCTGTTTTAGCTTTAGGAAATATTGTTAAAGTCAATCCTTCTTTTATATTAATATTAAGTTGTCCATTTGATGTTCCTGTGGTTTTTATTTCCATAAGATCTATATCATCATATTCAGTTTGAAATGGATTTGGTATTGGATGACCCATTACACTTGTATTACTAGGATCATTTATTTCTTTTTCTTTATCAAAAGTTGTCAAATATATATTACCATTTACATGAAACTGAGGTGCATTATATTCATGAAAATTTGAGATATCGTTTCCATGAGTATGTGTAGGAACATAAGTGCCAGGACGACCTACAAAAAACCAACATCTTTCAGGATGTAATTCAAAACCACGCTGGAAATTCATCATGTGATTTTCACATAATTGATAATACAGTTTGGTAGCTTGAGATTTTAAATAACTATAAAGATTTTTATATTTTAAGATATCTTCTCTGTATACTGTATATTGATTTTTCATTTCTGTAAGAAAAACCAAATTGGCAGGAATGATAGGTTTGTGAATGGTATCAATTAATAATTTCTTTAATTCATTAAAAACAATATCATCTATTTTAGAATCATATAGTATCGGTAATGTAAAAGGATATTTAAATGTTGATGTCATATTAAATTTCTCACAATGACTATACTAGATATTCCTATCCACAAAGTATTGAAAATTACGAGTGTAGGTAATCCTTTTTTACGACTAGCCCAAATTAAAAGAGCACTTGTGAATAATGTTAAAAAATGTAACTGCCATATTTCCTTATGAAATAATAGAGCAGGTAAAATGACACACGCTTTTGCATACCATGCCATTGCTTCAACAATATTAAAATCTACCCAATATTCTTTTGTACCATATAGTCTAACACAACGAACTACTTTTTTCCATCCTACTAGAGTATATACAATAGAAACTATTGTAATAAAAAGTGTAAAAGTAATTGTAATTTGTAGTATCATAAAATAAAAAAAGCCCACCAGTACATAGTACTGATGGGCGCATCGAATGTCAATTAGTTAATTGACTTGATTTTATTTTTTCCAATAGGAATTAAACGTGCTCGTTTTTCCTCTGGAATTACTTTTTCAAGTTCAATGGTTAACATACCATTTGTTAAATCACAACCCTTAACTATAATGTCATCAGACAATGTAAATTCTCTTTCAAATTGCCTTTTAGCAATTCCACGATGTACATAATTATTTTCTGGTTCCTGATCCGCTTCCTTCTTAGAACGAATATTAAGAACTTGACTCTGTAATGAAACTTCCAAATCATCCTCTTTTAGACCAGCAATCGCAAGTTCGATGAAATATTTTTCATCTCCTTCTCTTCGAATGTTGTATGGGGGATAATTTGTATTGTTCGTTGAGTTGAAATCAAAAGTCGTGTTCCAACGATCAAACATTGAATCAAATCCTACGGAAAATCCTAGAATTTTTTCTAAATCACCAAAATTTAAAGGGGTGTGTGATGCGCGAAGTACCATAAGTCCTCCTTATAAAGCGAGGTTAATAAAATAACGATCCTCTTTCGCTTGAGCAATCGTTGTGA